AGCAAGTGCGCCCTTTAGCGGTTTTCCGGTCACTATCTTGCGTAGGTGTACCACGGTGTCGACAGTCGCCGCAAATTGCATAATCCGCACCTGTCTTGCTCGCCTTTAGCGGGTCAACTTCATCTAATAAAATATAAGTCTGAACCATGTCACCGGTCTTACTATTTTTAGAGCCAGGAATGGCAATAGCTACTATCGACGTTACGCCATCTAGCAGCGAAGTTCCTTTATATATAAGCATACTAAATTAATACCTTAATTAATGAAGTGAAGCAACAGGCGGCTTCATCTCCGCGACTTGCTGGAATAGCTCAACGGTCGCTTCCGCCCCAATTAATTCTACATACGCTTCTCTCAAGCCAGCGCCAATTGCACCACACGTCAAAAGCGCGTCACCGCTTAACTCGACCTGCTCTTGTAGAAATTTAATAAAATTGATTTTCACTTTTAAAAGCATTTCGTCCTTACTTGCTGATAGGTTCATAGTCCTAATAACAAAAAGGCACCAGCTTGACCGGCTAGCGCCCTTTTGCCCTTTCCAATTATATTGATTGTCTAAGCAGCAGCAGCTTGATTTTGATTAGCAATACTGACCGCTATAGAAGTTAGTGGAGGCTTGCTATAGTTCATCAAGTTGCGCCCCTGATTGTCCTTAACCAAACGGCGAGCTAAAAGATAACCGTCCTTTTCCAGCTCAGAATTGCGAGCGGTAAAGTTACGGATTCCCCAGCGCCACGCATCGTCACGGTTAACTTCTTTTCCTGACTCGTAAAGAGCCAAAAGGATACTTTTTTGATTCATAACTGAATCCCTTTATAAAGGTTACTAGAAACCTTTGGATACACTTCTAAAACACACCTGTCAAGCTTTAACCTTGAAAATAATAATCAGCTATGTTAACGTGATCAAACTAACATCTCAACTTATCTAAAGGTATATCTTTATGAACACATTAACCTTCTATCCTGACGACTTTCGTAAAAATGAAGAAGGCATGACATGGGGTGCATTTTTAGAAGCACTAGGTGTTGCGCCTCACGATATGCCTAAACTCGAAGCGGTCACCTTACATGTAACTGCTACCGATCTAGAATTTATCGAAGATGATGCCGATCCAGGCGAGATGGATGGAGATCACGCCTCTGCTCTAGCTTCCGCTGGATGGGGAACCGATGAAGACTATGGCGGAGGTTGCGACCAACTATGATCGAACTGCTCATAATTGACACTGAGCGAGAACAACCGATAGCTTCGCTCTTCAGTTGCGAGCGAGAGCTACGCCCTCTATTTCTCCAGCTGACTAAATATCTAAGCGAAACAGATCAAGAGCTATACCGTTCTTATCTACACGACGAAGGAATAACGTGACCCCTATGACAGACACCCCTCCTCTTAAAATGATCGAGCTGCTTCTAACCGAAGAGACATATGACTTCTATGCTCAGCTAGGACTGTTGAACGATCAGCCTCCAGACCATTTCATGATAGAAGCTCTGGAAACCTTTCGCCTCTATCTTGAAGGAAATGTTCCCTCAGAGCTAGAGCCACCAGATTTAGAGCCTAGCGCTATAGAGCGTCAACTATGGCTCTTGAAGCGCAAAATAAACTAGCTTTCTTCTAACATTAGTGTATAATCAATATTGAATCATTTAGAACAATATAGAAGACAGAAAGGTATTAACTCTATACGACTCTATATGATACTAAGAGTATCAACTTTGAACAACTAGATACAAGTATGCGATGAAAAACAATAACGATCTCTATAGACAACGTCTAATTGATCGCATCACGCGCCATCTTAAACGCTCCCGCTCTGCTCACTCGTTAGAGGAGAGTGAGTATCGACAACAACGTATCAGCTCTGCCCGTATCTATTCGCGTCGTTTGAAACATCGTAAACAGCTTAAGGACAACTAGATTCTATGCGCTGCTCTATCTGCGACCACCTTCTCCCCGCGCACCACCCGCTCAGACGTGATCGTGAGCATGATCAGTTTGTCTTTGTCTGCTCTGTTTGTCAGAGCGTGGTCGACTCTATTCTGTTCCCTGACCAATATCTCCCCTCTGAATCCCTAGATAGTAGGAGTATGAAAAAGCATGTTTCTGATTAAATATATGTCTCCTGTAGTGACTCTCGTTTTTGGCGCTGTAGTCGAACTAGAGAAAGCAGTTGACTCGCGGTTGAAAAACCTAGACTATCTCGTTCAAACTAGAAGCACCGGAGAAGAAATTGCCCAGAGAGAAATTAACAAAAAGTACTAATCTACAAGTAGGTGGGAACCACTACCGCACCTGTAAGATCCAGCCTATTCAATATATCATGGCTAACGAGCTTAACTTCTGTGAAGGCAACGTGGTCAAGTATGTCACGCGACACCGGCTCAAGGGTGAGGAAGAAGACCTACATAAAGCTAGACATTATATCGACCTGTGTATCGAACTGGAGTATGGAAAATAAAGCGAGATGGAAGAAACTAGATATCAACCTTGTCCCGACTGTGGCAGCTCCGACGCGCTCACCCGGTACCCAAACCACTCCTATTGCTTTAGCTGTCATACTTATTCAACCGACACTGACACAGGAGGACGAAGAATTTTGAAGATGCCTTTTACCGAATTGACTCGTTGGAGCGAGCGTAACATTTCCCCAGCGGTTATGAAATACTTTGACGTGCAGCTTAAGCATGATGGCGAAGTCGAGTTTCCCTACTACGATCAAGACGGCTTGAAATTGGGAAGCAAACACCGCACCTCTATGAAAAGCTTCTACACCTCTGGCAACTTTCAAGAAGCGACTCTGTTTGGAGTGCACACTTTGAAGAAAGATGCGGTCAAGCGCGACGGCGCGGTCATTATAACCGAAGGCGAGTCTGACGCTCTAGCAGCGTTCCAGATGATCAACCGGATAGACTCTGCTTCGATAAAGCTCACCTCTGACACGATGAACCGTAGGCTCGTGGCTGCTCTCTCTATAAAGAGTGGGTGCGCCAGTGCAGAGCGCGACTTTAGGAACAACCTAGAGCTGTTAGAGAGCTTTGAGAAAATATACATTTGTTTTGACTCTGACGAACACGGGAGAGCAGCTGCTCCTCGTTGCGCTAGATTGTTGTCTCCAGGTAAGGCGTATGTTGTAACGTTGGAACGTAAAGACGCTTGCGAATATTCCGAAGCTGGTAAGGCTACTGAGTTCTCCTCTCATATTTTTGAGGCTAAGCCGTATACTCCTTCTGGCATAGCTAACGCTGCTGACAATTTTGACTCTCTCTGGGATGAACAGAATATAACCAGCATCCCTTTCCCGTGGAACGGTTTACAAGAGAAAACCTTTGGCATACGCAGTCGCGAGATTGTAACTTGGGCAGCTGGGACCGGAGTGGGAAAAAGTAGTATCCTACGTGAACTACAACATTATTATTTGAAAGAAACAGAGTACAAAATCGGCATTATAGCTCTGGAAGAAAGCGTGGACCGTACCAAACGCGGTATCATGGCTGTTGAGGCTAGCGACCGGCTCCATCTTAACGAGGTGTTTGAAAAATATCCGAAAGAAAAAATAAAAGAACTGTTCGACGCTACTCTTGGTACAGGACGAGTCTATCTCTACGATCATTTTGGGAGTATGGATATTCAAGAGCTGCTCGCTCGTATTCGCTACATGGTAGTTGGGTTACAGTGTAAGATAATCTTTATAGATCATCTTAGTATTCTCTCTAGCGGATTAGACATCGTAGATGAACGGAAAGCGATAGATCGTACCATGACTTTATTACGGCAGCTAGCGGAGGAAACTGGTTGTTCAATCCACTTAGTTACTCATCTTCGTCGCCTGTCCTCTGACAAATCCTTTGAGTCTTCCGACGCTGAGATCAACCTGTCTCACCTTCGCGGATCTCATGGAATTAGTCAAATCTCAGACACCGTTGTAGCCTTAGAAAGAAACACCCAAGCTGATGACCCTATAGAAGCTAACACTGTCACCTTGCGCGTTCTCAAGTGTCGCTATACCGGAGATGTAGGCTTGGCAGGTAGGTTGTTTTACGATAGAACTAGTGGAAGACTTGAAGATTCTAAGGAGGACTTCTAATGACAGGATCGAAATGGGTTTTAGCAGAACGTAGAACGAGGCGGAGAGCACGGCTTCGGCCTCTTAATCATCGTAAATCGTATGGTCCTAAATCGTGTCATCGAAATCGTAAAAAAAGGAGAGGTCAAGGGTAGTATGGTCAACGATGTTGAAAGAGCGCTTTATATTCTTGGTATAGATAGATTTGGATTGGTAGAAGAAAAGATGAGAAAAACAGAGCGGTTACCAAGAAACGAAGAGATTAAAAAATTAAAAGAGAAACGAACCGTACTATATCATGAGTATAACGGAATACTCGCTGGAGTTATCAAAGGTGATGAGAGTGATGTAGGAATGAAAATTCACAAATTGAATGAGCAGCTTCACCTCTTACAAGCTTTAAGGTTGTAGTATAATGGACAAGAAGTGTGTGATCGACATTGAAACAGACGGCTTCCAGCCTACTAAAATTCACTGCCTATGGGTCAAAGAAATAGAGAACGGGGTGACCAGCCTGGGAACTATGTATTTAAAGACTTCGCCTCACGGGTTGTCTGACTTTTTCTCCGACTACGAAATTGTGATAGCTCATAACGGGTGTGGATATGATTTCCCTATTTTGCAAAAACTGTGGGGAGTTCTGATCCCGATGCATAAACAGACCGACACCCTTATCATGTCACGACTAGCTCGTCCAGATCGTAAAGACGGTCACAGTCTGAGCGCGTGGGGAGAGCGGCTTCGCTTTGCCAAAAGTGAATACACTGGTGAGTGGGATGTTTGCACTCAAGAAATGATCGATTATTGTCAGAACGATGTCTTGCTATGCGAAAAAGTGTATCGCCACTTGCTTAACGAAATGACCGGGTTCAGTGTGCAATCTGTGCGTGACGAGCATCGTATGCAAGCTCTTGTAAACAAAGTGGAAACTACAGGTTTTGCTTTCGATTTAGAAAAAGGCTACAAGTTTTATTCTAAATTGATAAGAAAGCTAAAAGATATTACACTTAGGATGCAAGACGTTTTCCCCGACAGCGTGGTTCAATTGAAGACTAAGACCAAGCTTGTACCATTTAACCCTGCTAGTAGGAAACAGATAGGAGAACGGTTACAAACTAAAGGTTGGAAACCTACTAAGTTCACCGAAACCGGCTTGCCAAAGATAGACGAGAGCACCTTGAGCGAATGTGATATCCCTGAAGCTCAGATATTGGCCGAATATTTTATGTTGCAAAAAAGAGCTGGGCTGCTCGACTCTTGGATAAAGAGTTGCGGTAGCGATCTGAGAGTTCACTGTAACTTCCACTCTCTTGGTGCAGTTACAAATCGTATGTCTTCTTCTAGTCCAAATTTGCAACAGATACCTTCAATGCGTAAACCCTTGGGGCATGAGTGTAGAGAACTATGGGTAGCAGAGCACGGTTCTGTTCTTATAGATACAGATGCTAAATCTTTAGAGCTGCGAGTGTTAGCGCATTATATGAATGATGACAGTTATATCAAGGAGGTGTTAGAAGGAGATATCCACTCTGCAAATCAGAAGATGGCTGGATTGCCAACTAGAGATGCAGCAAAAGTTTTTATCTATGCTCTTCTCTACGGCGCTGGTGATGCTAAACTTGGTACTGTGGTCAACGGTGATGCTAAAGATGGGAAATATCTTAGACAGCGTTTTCTTTCTAATTTGCCCTCCTTTCGCCGGCTACGAAAGCTTGTTATACAGAAAGGTACTGTTCGAGGTTGGCTCAGGGGTATAGACGGGAGAGTGTTACACGTCAGGCACCCTCACGCTAGCCTGAACACCCTTATACAAGGTTCAAGCGCTATCCTGATGAAGAGCTGGTTTATGCGTACTGATAATAGTTTAGGGACATTGGTAGACGCTAGTATAGTGGCTATGGTGCACGACGAGATGGTTATAGAAGCTGGGCAAAAAGATATTGACAGGGTTAGTGAGTATGTTAAACTAAGCTTACAGTCAGTAAATAAACAATATAATTTACGCTGTAAATTGGATTGCGACATAACCTCTGGAAAGAATTGGAGTGAAATACACTAAAATGGCAACAGCAAGGCGCACCACGACTGATTATTTAGAGGGTACCCTCCAGTACCCCTATATTTTCGACACGCGAGATCGGTATGATCACTATAGCGTGAAAGTTCTGCTCTCAGGAGATGCGATAGTGAAGGCTAGAAAGCTTGGTCTGAAACTTAAGCAAGATGCTGAGAAAGATAACGGAGTACCCTATGTGCAACTCCGCTCTAACTATAAGCCTGATGTTTTTGACGAGAACGGTGATCCTTACGACGGTCCTACTATGATCTCTAATGGTTCTACTGGAGTAGTCAAGATTACTCAGCGTCCTTACGATAACCAGTACGGCAAAGGCGTAAGCACGTTCTTCACTGCCGTTAAACTGCTTAGCGTAATCCCCTACCAAGCTGATGGCGAAACCGGGCAATCTTCTGAGTTTTAGAGCAGAAGATGCCAGCTCCTGCCTATGGGCATTGGGATATAGCCTACGTCGGTAAGTTCGATCCTGATGCCCACCTTGGTTTTGTCTATCAGATCACTAATCTTGACAGTGATAAAAAGTATATCGGCTGCAAGCATCTTTGGAAATTCAGCAAAGGTAAAAGGATCAAGGCAAGTGAATGGAAATACTATTGTAGTAGTTCTAAGTATTTAATACCTGATATTAAAGAGTTAGGTAAGAGGAAGTTCAAATTTGAAATACTTATGCTTTGCGACAACAAGAGAAACTTGTATTACAATGAAATGAAATTACAAGCAGAGTTGGGAGTACTTGAGAGCGAAGACTACTACAATGCAAATATCGGTGGAATTAAATTCTTTCGCCCCGTCAGAAGCTACCTCTCTGAGGAACTGAGAAAAAAGCTCCGGGGTACCAACGGTAGTAAATACCACGGTCCTTTCCTGATAACCTATCATGGAGGACATCAGGAATGGGTAGATGGGGTGACTGTCAGACAGTGGTGTAAAGATAACGGTTATAATCATCAGAGATTGTACGAATTACGAAAAGGGACACGAGACATTTACAAAGGCATAGTGGCAATGGAGTACACAGATGAAACAAATCGACACTTTAGTTAGCGACGTTTATGAACTTTTAGGGACGGGTAGCAAAGACCCTAGTCAAGAATATTTGTTTGGAATGGGCAGCGCTATCGTTGAAGCGGTCCGTAGACAGCTCTGGATGAGTACCAGTAATCGTAAGTCCTCTCTCCGTATGTCCAACCTGGGGAAGCCGTGCACTCGCGCTCTCTGGTACGATATTAAAGGAACGCACGAGGCGGAACCTCTTTCACCCCAGACTAAACTTAAGTTTATGATAGGCGATGTGGTGGAAGCCGTGATTCTCTACTTAGTTAAAGAAGCCGGTCATACCGTAGAGGATCAGCAGAAAGAAGTGCAGATCGACGGTATTAAAGGTCATATAGATGCTCGCATAGACGGGGTACTTACAGACGTTAAGAGCAGCAGCAGCTACGGGATGAAGAAGTTCAAGAACGGCACGCTTCCCGACGATGACCCGTTTGGATATATCTCTCAAATTAGCGGCTATGCCAACGCAATGGGCGCTGATAAAGGTACGTTCTTAGCTTTTGATAAGAGCAACGGCGAGCTGGCTACGTATACCCACACTGATCTGGAAGATACTCAGGAGCGCATACGGGTTGTACGTAAGGCTCTTGCCCTTGATGTTCCCCCAGAGCGTCCTTTTGAGTCGGTTCTTGATCGTGTCTCTAAAAGGCAAAAGCTTGCTCTTAATTGTTCTTATTGTTCTCACAAAAAAGAGTGCTGGAAGGCCGAAGACGTTAATCTAGAGTTCAAAAGTGGTCGCCCAGTGTGGTTCTTAGGCAGACAGAAGAAAAGCAGGGTAACTGCTAAAGATGCTTTCTGATCAGATACTCAGTGACATAGCAGACGCATATTCTCCAGAGCAGATACTGGAAATTCTGGACATATCCTCTCTAGAAATTCTACTACAGTTCCGCGAGCTAGCGCAGGAAAACTTGACCAAATTTGAAATGAGGCCAGTGGATTGTGATGCTTTACACCTCTAACGAAAACCCTATGTTCCGCTCTAAGTTTTCCGAAGACATCTTTAAGCAAAAGTACGCGCATGAAGATTGTACCACTTGGGCAGATTTGTCTAAAACCCTTGTCAACGATGTTTGCGGTGATCTGGAAACTGTGGAAGCAACACACGTTGGTACTAGAACGGTTGAGAAACACCTGATGTCTAAGGACGATAGGGATCAGCTTATACGCTACATCACTGATCTCAAATTTATCCCCGGTGGGAGGTATCTCTACTACGCTGGCAGACCTTACAAGTTTTTTAACAACTGTTACCTGCTCAAGGCGGAAGAAGATTCTCGCGAGGATTGGGCTAATCTGTCTTGGAAAACAGAGAGCTGCCTCATGACCGGAGGTGGCATAGGAGTAGACTACTCTGTCTACAGACCGTCAGGTTCTGGTCTGAGGAAAACCGGAGGTATTGCCAGCGGTCCTATCCCTAAGATGCAGATGATTAACGAAATAGGTCGCAGGGTGATGCAGGGCGGCTCAAGACGCTCCGCTATCTACGCTAGTCTCAACTGGGGGCACCGCGATGCGGAACCCTTCATGCACTCTAAGAACTGGGGAGACATGCCTGTTGGTAGTAGTGGTCTTAGCTTGGCTCAGGTTAAGGAGCAGGACTTTAACTTCCCAGCTCCTCTAGACATGACCAATATCAGTCTTAACTACGACACCGATTGGATTAACTCATACTGGCAGAGCGAGAGTGTTGGCGACATCTTTCGTGAAAACGTGAAGCAAGCTCTTTCCACTGCTGAGCCGGGGTTCAGCTTTAACTTTTTTGATAAAGAGAGTGAAACTCTTCGTAACGCCTGTACCGAAGTTACCAGCGAAGATGATTCCGATGTCTGTAATTTAGGCTCGCTCAATCTTGGCAGAATAGAGACTCTGTCTGAGTTCAGTGATGTCTGTGAACTTGCCACTAAGTTTCTCATTTGTGGTACTCTGAAAGCTAAGCTGCCGTACGAAAAGATAGACAAAGTGCGAGAGAAAAATCGCAGACTGGGTCTGGGCTTGATGGGTGTTCACGAGTGGCTAATCAAGAGAGGTTATAAATATGAAGTTACATCTGAGCTTCACCAGTGGCTCTCCACTTATAGAGGCGTTAGTGATAGTGTTAGCCGTGCTTTTTCTACTGCTCTTTCTATTAGTCGGCCTGTGGCTTGCAGGGCAATTGCACCCACTGGTTCAATCGGTATACTTGCTGGGACTAGTACTGGGATTGAACCTATTTTTGCTGTATCCTATCGTCGGAGGTATCTTAAGGGGCAGAGTAGGTGGCACTATCAGTATGTGGTAGACAGCGCAGCACAGGAAATTATAGATTTGTACGGCACCAACCCGGAGAAGATAGAATCAGCCATAGATTTAGCTGAGAACTACGAGCAGCGAATAGCCTTTC